GGTTATTCAAAACACAGCGTCTTGGGAACAGCTTATGGCTACTGCTAGCGCCACCTCATGGAAGGACGAGTGGTTTACATTGTTGCTCTCAGCGCCTGTAGTTGCGGTTGTGTGGGGCATTGGGATGAACGATGTGGAAATACTAGACCGCATTGGTCTTGCGTTTGAAGAGCTAAACAGGCTTCCTGACTGGTATCAGTATCTTTTGTTTATGGCCGTATCTGCATCTTTTGGTATTCGTGGTGCTGACAAATTGCTGGCCTTAAGGAGAACAAAGTAGATGGCTCAACCAACAAGAGCTTCTGTAGCCGAAGTTAATGCTTTTTATCAAAAGTATTTAGGTCGTGATGCGCGCGAAGAAGGTCTGGATTATTGGAGAAGCACGGGTCAATACGCAGATCTTCCCATACAGTCTTTAGACGCCATTGAGTACAACATTGCTATCTCAGATGAAGCTCAGCAGTATCGTCTAGATCAAATGGATATGCTGGAAGATACTACAGCAGAAGATACTACGGCAGAAGATACAACTGCAGATGAAATTGCCGATGGGTTTGACGGGGCCAAAACTGATGGCGGAGGTGATGAAGGCGCCGCCGAGATAAAAACAAATGATAAGGGTGAGCGTTTATATTATTGGGTTCCCCCTAGTGAGCTGGGTGACGTTTCACGAACATCTCCAGAGGCCGAGTTATATAAAGACACAGGTGGCTACTACACCGAGGAAGAAATAAGAGCTGCTTGGGATTCTCAGCAAGGTATGGGTTACCTTAAAGAGCAAACTAATTGGGAAAACTACTGGGGTTATCTGACAGAGCGTCAGGATCTTATTGACCAAGGGGTTCTTTCGGATGGTACTGCAGTATCACAAGCAGGCTTGGGCGCTAAAAAGGCAGCAATACAAGCTGCTGGTGGTTTAAAGGCTGCAGGCGGGGCTAAAGCTGTTAGCGCGGGAACTCAACAAATTACCACTGATGCCCGAAATGCGGCGTTTGAGGCAATGATTAATGACCCTGCGCAAGTATCGCTGATGCAAAAATATGGCATCCCAATGGGTTTTCAAAACAACGATGGCGATGTTTTTGAATGGAACGGCTCTAGTTTTACCAAAACAGTCAAAGTTGACGATTCTTTTAATGTTGCGCCGGTTCTGATTGCTGCATTAGGCGCTGCATTTACAGGCCCTTTAGCAGGCGCAATAACCGGAGCTACAGGCGGAGCCATTTCTGGCGCTGCCGCAACTGCTATGGCTTCTGGCATTATTAATTCGGCTACTCAGTTAGCAATGACAGGCGATGTTGATATAACGCAGGCGCTTACAGCGGCGGCTACGGGCTATTTGAATCCCAGTGCATCTGCAAGTGTTATGTCTAATCCTGATGTAGCGAGTCTTACCGGACAAATAAGTAATACTGCTTTTAACGAAACTACTAGCTCGCAAATACTTGGAGAGCTTACAAATGCTAGTGCCAACTCAGGCGCTGTTGTAGAAGCAATTACTAATGCAGTTGGCGCTGCGGCTACCAACGCGATATTTGGGGGAGACGATGACTCTGATGGCGCTCAACAACCTGATGCATTAGAAAACCAAGCTGCCGGTATTGAAAACGATGATGGCACTACCACTTATTCTGTTTTTCAAGGTGCGTTACCGGATGGATATATTTTTGACGACACTCGCAATATTGTTATTCACCAAGAAACCGGAACTGAATATGACGTTGATACAAGCGTATACGGCGTACGGGTAACCTTACCAAATATAGAGCCACAATCAGCAGATGGCGGCGGTAGCGGTGGCGGTGGAGATTCATCTGCAGGCGGTGCAGGCGGCGGAGCTGATGCAGGCGGAGATGCAAGTGGTGCTGCTGGAGATGCCGCAAGCCTTCCTAGCGGAGGTGGAGATGCTGGCGGCACTGGTGGTGCTGAAGACCCATCTGGCACGACAGGTATAGAAACAACTTCTACCGGCGCAGGACAGCCAATTATTTGGACTGAATCAAATCCTTGGGAAAATGATCCTGAGGGCATATTTGGTGGATTTATTCTTGTCGATCAAGATGGCGAGTGGGGCAAGTCTGGAACGTCTAGGGTTCAGATAGAAGGCACTGGCGTTGTTATTGATATTGATTGGGAAAATGGAACTTATACCAGTGATTATGTATTTGGCAGTCAAGACGCAGACTCTGATGATGATGGGCTAGACACTAAAAAGACTGTTGATCCTGTTACGACTGGTGGAGGTGGATCCGCATCTAATCCGGCAGCGGGTACAGAGTTAGCTTCTGAGTGCCAAGCTAATGGCGACAAAATAGTAGTTACCGCAGATGGCAAAGGCGGTAAGACAACTTCGGTTATCAAGGGGGGCTGTTTAGAAGGAGGCGGAGTTGACTTGACAGGAATTTTAGGCGGCGCTGGCTCTGATGATAGTAGCGGTGGCGGTGCTGCAGATGTTACTAGCTCTGGAGCCGGTGCAGGAGATGGAGGTGATGCTACTGCCGCTGGAGGAGATGGCGGCGGGGCTAGTACTGCTGGAGGCTCTGGAGGTGGTGGCGCTACTGGCGGTAGTAGCGGTGGCGGCGGAGACGGATCTTCTAGCAGTGGCGCGGGAGCTGGAGCTGGTGCAGGAGCTGGTGCTGCAGGAGCGGGAACTGGCGGCGGTTCAGGTGGAGCTACTGGGGGTGCTGATGTCACCGGAGCAAGCGGAGGTGGTGGCACAGGCGGAGGTAATGGTGCTGGCGATGGCACAGGATCAGGAACAGGTCAGGGTACTGGTCAAGGCTCAGGATCTGGAGGTGGGACTGGTGATGGAAACGGTGATGGTGATGGTGACGGTGATGGTGATGGTGATGGTCTTGGAGATGGCCTTGGTTTAGGCGCAGGCTTATTAGCTGGTTTTGGTGGTGTCGGAGATGCACCTTCGTTTAGCCCCTTTATGGCCGGGATTAACTACGAACCATTGCGCGTTGGAGAAGCCGTTTTTCAACAAAAAGATTACAACAGAGAGTTGACCCAAATTATTGAAGAGCTTTCTAGGCCAAACGGGATGCTTACTGACACTAAGGGTGTGGCATGACATATTTAACTTTAGTAAACAATGTGTTGCGGCGGCTTCGTGAAGACGAGGTTACGACTGTTGCTGCAAATACATACAGCAAAATGGTTAGTGATTTTATCAACGATGCCAAAGAGTTAGTTGAAACAGCTTGGGACTGGTCTGCACTACGAGAAACACTCACAATCTCGACGGCAGCAGATGACTACACCTATTCACTAACAGGGAGTGGTGACAAGGGTAAAGTGTTTAGGATTATCAACGATACATCTAACTGCGAGCTTCAGTATCAGACACAGGCATGGTTTGATAACGAGTTCTTTGTAAACAACCCGACATCTGGTGCGCCTAAATACTTTACTTACAACGGCGTAGATGCCAACGGTGATACGCAGATTGACGTATATCCCAAGCCTGACGGTGTTTACTCGCTTAAAGTCAAGATTGTTAACCGCAATGTTGCACTAGCCTCTGACTCAGACACATTGGCTATTCCTAGCCAGCCTGTTATTCACATGGCGGTAGCCTTGCTTGCTAGAGAGCGGGGCGAGACTGGCGGTACGTCTACGCCAGAATACTTTGCTATTGCGGATAGATACTTGTCTGACGCAATTGCTATGGATGCACAGAAGCATCCTGAAGAAACCATTTTTTATACGCCGTAGGGGATTGTAGATGGCTCAGCCTTTACAAAGCATTAATTTGATTGCCCCTGCATTTAAGGGCGTCAATACAGAAGACTCGCCTTTGGCGCAGGATCCATCATTTGCTGAGGTTGCGGATAATGCGATTATTGATCGGCGTGGTCGGCTTGCGTCTAGAAAAGGTAATGCTGTTTTAACAACAAACAAAACAGCTCTTGGGGCAGATTACCTTCATAACATCCATGAGTTCTATGACAGCTCAGGCAATGAGGTAATTTTTAGCACCGGCAATAATAAGATTATGACTGGCACTACTACTTTGGTAGACGCGTCTCCGGGGTCATATACGATTAGTGCTAACGACTGGAAGATATTTAACTTCAACGACCATGCTTACTTTTTTCAACGCGGCTACGAGCCTCTGGTGTACAGCAATGCGCTAGGCGCAGTAACCAAAATGTCTGCTGTTAGCGGCGCATCTGTGGCTTCTACGCAGCACTGCCATGAGGCTATTGCGGCATACGGTCGTGTGTGGTGTGTAGGTAACGCCAGTGATGACAATGTTGTTTACTGGTCAGACCTTCTTAAAGGACACGATTTTGCTGGCGGATCTAGTGGATCAATTGACGTATCTAAAGCGTGGCCTAACGGATTTGACAAGGTTGTAGCTCTTGCAGCGCACAACGGATTGTTGATTATTTTTGGTGAGAACAACACTCTTGTTTACGCTAACGCAGAAAGCCCCGCATCTATGGAAATACGTGATGCTATTCCGGGTGTTGGTTGTGTAGACCGCAAGAGCGTACAGAATATTGGTACTGACTTGATCTTCCTGACTCAAACAGGCTTGCGCAGTCTTGGCAGAACCATACAAGAAAAGTCTTTGCCGATTACAGACTTGAGCAGAAACATTAAGCAAGAGATTATTGCGAATGTGCTAGCTAAGGCAGACCCTGTTAGCTCGGTATACAGTCCTGAAAACTATTTTTATCTGCTTTGTTTTCCAGACATTAACCTTGTTTACTGCTTTGATGTTCGCGGGCTATTAGATAATGGCTCGTATCGTGTTACTCGCTGGCCTAGCGTGGACTTTAAAAGTTTTTATAGGGATAGAAATGGTGACGTTTACATTGGTACTACTGCTGGCTTGGGTAAGTACGACAACTTTCTTGATAACGGCAATGTATATAGATTCCGATACTTCAGCCCCGGACTGTCGTTTGGTGACTCATCCAAAATTAAGATGCTCAAAAAGATCCGCCCAACACTGATCGGTGGCAATAACGCTGATATTTTCTTGAAGTGGTCTTATGACTTTGAGACTGCAACAAACACCAGCACGTTTAGAACTAGCAGTTCTACGCCGGGATTTTTTGGGCAGTCAGAGTTTAATGTTGCCGAATACTCGCAAGAAGGCAATGTGATTAGTAGAACATCTATTAATACAACAGGTTACGGGACAGTGATTAGCGTAGGACTAGAAACAGATATAAACGGCTACTCATTGTCTTTACAGGAAATGAACGTATTAGCACTAGTAGGTAAGACGCTATGATAATTTTTAATTTGAGAGGAATGTACTAATGCCGACCACTCTAGAAGACATGGTGTTGGATCCTGTAAACAATCCTTACACCACTGGGACTGTTGGAAATGGCTTTGACCTTGGCGATGCAATAGGCGGCTTGCTTAGCGGGGTTACCAGTAACCTTGGCACGATAGGCTCTGGCATTGGTGGTATGGCGGCTATTAACGCTGCATACGACAGGCTGGGGAGTGTTGGTGATGCAGCATTATTAGGG